ATAACTTGCGAACTAAACATAGATTATTATTACCGCCGGGGATTGTACCAAAACAATCTCTAAAGCTATTCAGGTTATCGCAAGTTTCCTGAATAGCGGTGCGGATTATTTAAGGTTTACCATGCATAATGGTTATATAAAACTACATAGAAAAACATTGAAAAGTTTAGTTTTTCAAAATTCAAAACTCTTTCAGTTATGGTTATATTGCCTTTTAAAGGCATCGTATAAGCCTTGTGAGGTTTTAATTGGACTTCAAAAAATAACACTCGAAGCAGGGCAATTTGTGTTTGGTCGAAAGGTAGCTTCTGTTGATTTAGACCAAACAGAAAATTCTATTTATCGTCATTTAAAAATGTTGGAGAGCTTAAAAAATATTGAGGTAAAATCAAACAACAAATTTTCTATCGTAACAATATGTAATTGGGAGACTTACCAAAGTCAAGAAATTGAAAATCAACAACAAATAGACAGCAAATCAACAACAAATAGACAACAAATAGACACATACAAGAATGATAAGAATAATAAGAATGATAAAGAAGATAAAAAGAATATAAAGAAAAAAATTCCGGAATGGAAAAATAATTTTCAGATTTATCTTTCTGACGCAGTATCCGAGTTTAAGATTCGTGCTGAAGATAAACTTTGGTTAGAAGAACAGCAGGCGTATTATCCGGGGGTAGATATTTTATTGTCGATGCAAAAGATGTTTAGGGAGTTTTGGGGAACTGAAGCTGGGTGGCAAAACAAAAAGAAAGCTAAAATTGAAACTATAAATTGGAAGTCAACAATACAAAAAGGTCTTTCTTTTCCAAGTAATAAAGTTTGGAAGCCAAAAAATCAATCTTACACAAACAGAAATTGTGACTATGCAGATTTAGGGGCTTCTCATGTATGAAAGAAAATGTTGTATTTGTGATTTGTGGAATTATACCAATACTGAAGAATGCTTATGTTTATTATTAAATATTTATACTTTACCAGACCATGAGTGCGAAATAAAGGAGATTTTCTAATGGATGAACAGATTAAAATGCCAGCTTGCCCGGAAATTGAAAACCAGATACTTGCCAGCTTTATGAATGACCGGGCAGTGTTTTTAGGTTTCTCTGCACAAATCACAGAATTGATGTTTTATCAGGATTGGTGTAAAAAAGTTTTCGCTTACATGGTTAAAACTCAAACAGTGGACTTTGTAATGCTCTGTGAGGTCTTTCCGCAATATACTGACACTATCGTACAATGTGTTAATGAAACGGCTTCCCATGTGTCTCTTGTGAGTTATATTGATACTTTGAAAGACCGTTATTTTCGTAGGTGTGCAATTCAGGCAGCGGAAGTAATGTCGCAGTCGGCGCAAACTGATTTTGAAGTCACGCCTTCGGATATTTTAGGAACGATGCAGGAAAGTATAATGAATATTTTCCGGGATGATTCACACCAACCAGAGCATATCAGCACAATTCTACCCCGTGCAATGGATGAACTCGAACAGGCAATAAACAAAAGTACGGACGGCGTTGTATCTGGTCTTGTTGATGTTGATAATGTTCTCGGCTCATTTGTTAAAAATGAATTGACGATAATTGCAGCACGTACAAGTATGGGGAAAAGCACATTAGCCTTAAACATTGCCCGGCACAATGCCTTCAAACAAAATATACCTGTATTGTTGTTCGCTCTGGAAATGTCATCGGAGAATACCAGTAACCGAATGATATTCTCCGAAGCTGATTCTTCGTATGAAAAAGCCCGGCAAGGTGTAGAAGATTCACTGGAACAAATACAACCATTTATTAATCCTATTCTTTCATCGCCGTTATGGATTGATGATAACGAAACCAACACAATAGGACAGATACTTATCAAAGCTGAACAGTACGTTAATCTGCATGGGGTACGATTAGTTATAATAGACCATTTACAATTTGTACGGTCTTCGGTACACTATAAGAGCAAAGTTGAATTGTACGACGATATTACACGTGATTTATGCAGCATGGCGAAACGATTAAATATCCCGGTTATTTGCGTATCACATTTAAGCCGTGCCTGTGAAAGCCGAACACCGCCACGCCCGATGCTTTCAGATTTAAGGGAATCGGGTGGAATAGAACAAAATGCGGATGTTGTGATATTTATTTACCGGGACGAATATTATACTAAATCAGAATGTAAATGTCCGGGAACAGCGGAAATAATAATTGCCAAAAATCGTAATGGAAAAGTTGGCAAGGTGAATGTTGCTTGGGATGGCAATACGATGCAGTTTAGAAATCTTGTAAAAAAGTATGATGAAAGTTATTCAAGTGGGTTTTAACTTAGCAAAACCTATGCCATAAATCGTACTTTTAGAAAATAAATAAATAGGTTTAATTGATAAAAACGGTTATTTTATAGGTATCACTTTAACGAAGGGGAAACAATGGTACAAGATAAACTAATGGAAGTTGATTTGATTTCCGCAAATATCATGCGAGCTAATCAACGCAAAAAATTTATTACTTGTCCGGGCAGGGATAAGGAATTGGACGATGACGATACGTCTATTCGTGCCTGTGGTGCGCGTATGGTTATGGGAGCGGTTATACAAGGGTCACTACCAACACGCCGGAAGTGTTATTGTCCGGTATGCGGATATAACGGTTCGGTGATAACTGACCTGTTGGATGATGAAGTTGTAATTTATAACAAGGTGGTAAAATATGGATAATGCTACTCCACGCTCCTACGAGCTACAGGAACCGCCAGGCAACGAACATATACAATGTATCTCGCACGAGATAGAATTGGAATATGATATGGTGCAGCGTGTACTGTATTGCCCGATATGCCGTAGTATTGAACAAGGTACACAGCATGAGATATGCCAAGACTGCGGTACATCGTTAGTTGGTAATGGCGGGGTACAGTTGATTATTTGTCCAGAATGTCAAAAGGGTTCAAATGATTAATAAGACTCACCATGTTTCTTTGAATAAGTTAGATGATAAGCTATGGAGAATATTCTCTTTGTTTATCCGATTGTCGGCTGCGGATAGTTCAGGATTTTGTAAATGTGTGACGTGTGGGGTTATAAGGCATTACACCGAGATACAAGCCGGACATTACATACACCGAAGACACAACGCTACTCGATTTGACGAACGCAACGTAAATTGTCAATGCATTTCGTGTAATATTTACAACGCAGGAGAGGAAGAGAAACACGAAGATTACATTAATAAAACATTCGGTGAAGGAACTACCGTGCAGTTGAAGAGGCTGTCAAAAGGACTACATAAGCTATCCCGTGAATGGTATCTCGAAAAAATAGCTGAGTATCAGGAAAAAGTAAAAGGACTACAAATATGAACGGAACACACTTAATACGTCCGCAGCCAGGTGGCCAAATGAATTTTTTGTCTTGCCCTGCCGATGGATGCGTATATGGCGGGGCGGCTTACGCAGGGAAGTCATATGCCATGTTAATGCAGTCAATGCGGGGTGTACCTGACCCAAACTATACCGGAATTATTTTCAGGCGTAAAACAACCATGCTACGCACTCCCGGAGGATTGTGGGAAACGGCTCCCAAAATTTATAAGGCAACACATCGAAGAGTCATAAACGGAAATAATGCTACACTTGTTCATAACGAACCTATTGGTGTTGAGTTTAAAGACCAACAGCTTTTAGCTGAATTTTCAAATGGGGCTGTAATTAAGTTTTCTCACATGGAGTATGAGCATAATAAACAAGACCATCAAGGAGGGTCTTACGCATTTATTGGATTTGACGAAATTCAAGAATTCACCAAAAGCATGTTTATGTTTTTGCTCACTCGTAACCGCCCTGCTGCCGGGTGTAAGATTAAGCCGAGTTGGAGGGCAACCTGTAACCCAGATGCAGATAGTTGGCTACGGCAGTTTATCGACTGGTGGATTGACCCGCAAACAGGGTTGCCTATCAAAGATAGAGCAGGGGTTATACGGTACTACACGATAGAAAATGATGAGTTTGTTTGGGTAGACAAAGACTGGTACAAAATCGATAAGGGAATAACTATTCGACCCCGGTCTTTTACGTTTATTCCCGGAACAATCGAAGATAACGCAATCGGGAGAGCAGCAGACCCAAGCTATGAGTCTAACCTCTACTCGCAAACTGAACTCAACCGGCAACGGC